GCTTATGTAACCAACGCTACCGTTGTTTCAGGCACTAAGGCTAAAAACTTGGCAGACCAAACCCTGTATGTAAAAGTTGGCACAGCCGTCTCTGGCGGTACTGTTGACATTTTTGTTTACGGTTACGACTTCTCCGAGTTTTAATTCGGAATAAAAGAGAACGAAGCCACTCTGTCAAAGGGGTGGCTTTTTCTTTATTTAGCGTTACAATTTAACCATTCTTGAAAAGGAATCATCATGTCTAAAACGACTATTTCCCGTGGAAACGTCTTGGCGCACACTATTGTGCAAGTTACTTTCCCAAGCACCACATTTGCAACAACTTCAACAGAAGTTACGCTTACTGTGCCTGGTGTTAAATCCACAGACAAAGTGCAAGCTCAAATTGATGCCACTATGACTGTTGGCGTTGGTATTGGTAATGTTTACACAAACGCTGATAATGCGGTTATTGTTCGCTTGATGAACTTGACAGGCGGTTCAGTGACTCAAGCTGCCGCTGTTTGTTTGATTAGCGTGAAGTCTTGTGAAGACCAACCTATTCCAGCAAGTGTTCTCTAATCATGGCTAATACATCAGTCATCCGCACCGCTGGATTAACAGTCGCCATTTCGGTGACGGCTTCATCCACAGCCGCTGTTCTGATTGATGACACTACCAATGACCAAGTTAACTACGCCTCATTTCTCAATACTGGTTCTGCCAATGTTGCTGTAAATGTGGGCGATGCTAACGTGGGTGCGGCTGTGTTGCCAGTTAGCGGTTCTACTACTGGAAACTTTGTGTTGCCAGCTTCTATGACTACCCCAATTGTCTTGGCTGTCCCCACAACGCCCTTTTATGTTCGCATGATTGGATCGGCTTCTGGCCCATCCATTGTTTATGTGACTGCTATCGCTGACCAATCCTAAGAGGCGCTATGTCTGACCCTGCACAATCCATAGAACAAAACATTCTGCCTGTACAGGCGTTGTTTAATGTTGATAAAACTTTTAACACGTTTATTGGTCAGGGTCAGCCATTTTATGCTTCTATAGACCCAAGTCAATCTGGGTTAAGCATTACAAACAGCACTATTAATAGTACGACTATTGGTGCGACGACTCCATCATCTGCGGCTTTTACGACTGCAACAGTTTCAACCGCCCCTGTAAACGGAAATGATGTTGTTAACAAAACATATTTAGATTACTTTGCTACTGGCCTTTCTTGGAAACAGCCAGTTTTGTGCGCTACAACCGCAAACATTAGCCTTACAGGGCTTCAAACGCTTGATGGCGTGACTGTTGTGGCAAGTGATAGGGTATTGGTCAAGAATCAATCAACAGCGTCACAAAACGGCATTTACTTAGCTTCTGCGACTGCCTGGTCAAGAGCGCCTGATGCTGACGTTTGGACAGACTTAATTTCTGCTTTGGTATTTGTTGAAAGCGGCAGTACCCTTTCAGGTTCTGCTTGGTATTGCTCTGCACAGCCAGGCGGCACAATTGGCACAACTGCAATCAATTGGTCAAACTTTTCTGTTGCCGCTACATACACAGCTGGAACGGGATTAACGCTTTCTTCATATCAATTTAGCATCACTAATACGGGTGTAACTGCTGCGGCCTATGGATCGGCCTCTAAGACTTTGACCGCTACGGTTAATGCACAAGGCCAATTAACTGTTCTAGCCGCTTCAGATATTGCGATTGCAAACACTCAAGTTTCAGGCTTGGGCACAATGTCCACTCAAAATGCCAATTCAATTACCGTTACGGGTGGTTCAATCAACGGCACAACGATTGGCGGCACAACAGCTGCTGCCGTTACAGGCACAACAATCACAGCTAACACTCAGTTTACAGGCGCTGGAACGGGTTTAACGGGTACTGCAACAAGTTTATCTATTGGTGGAAGCGCAGGGACTGCAACAACTGCAACAAATTTGGCGGGCGGTGCGGCTGGTTCTGTTCCATATCAATCAAGCGCTGGTGCAACAACATTTTTAGCGGCTGGCTCAAATGGTCAGTATTTGACATTGAGTAGCGGTTTGCCCGCTTGGGCATCTTTGCCCACATCAGTATCGTCATTTAGTGCGGGTTCAACTGGTTTAACCCCATCTACAGCCACAACAGGCGCAGTCACATTGGCTGGCACGTTAGCTGTGGCCAACGGTGGCACAGGGGTGACCGCATCAAGTGGTGCAAATTCTGTAGTTTTGCGTGATGCAAATGGAAATACAAGCATCAATTCAGTAGCAGAAGGTTTTGTGAACGTAGCCGCGGCTGGCACAACTACTACGTTAACAGCCAGTTCAGCACCTAATTACTGCGTTACAGGCTCTGGTGGTCAAACTTACCAATTGCCTGATGCAACTACGCTGACTGCTGGTTCAAATTATTTTTTCAACAACAACCAAACAAGTGGAACAATCGTTGTTAAAAATAACTCTGGAACAACAATTGCAACCATTCAATCTGGTGGTTATGTTGAAATTTTGTTGTTGGTGGCTAGTCCCGCGGCTGGTTCATGGGACGTTCACGCTTACGCACCAGCAAATGTTTCTTGGTCAACCAATACGTTTGATTACGCTGGCTCTATCACTTCAGCCACATGGAATGGTGTTGCAATAGCAATCAATCGTGGCGGTACAAACGGGACTGCAACACCGACTGCTGGCGCTGTGCCTTATGGAACTGGTACGGCTTACGCATTTACTGCGGCTGGCACTTCTGGACAAGTTTTACAGTCAAATGGTGCATCAGCCCCCACATGGGTAACACCAGCGGTTTATGCGACTGTGACTGATGACACAACAACAAACGCAACACGTTATCCATTGTTTGCCGCAGTCACGACAGGAAATCTGACAACAGAATATGTCAGTTCTACTAGACTTCAATTTAATCCAAGCACAGGCGCTTTGACCGCCAACCAGCTAATCATTGCACCATAAAGGAAAATCATGGGACAGTTAACATTTCAAGCGACATTGGGTGGTTCGGTCAATTTGGCAGGGCCTAACACCGCATCGACAACCACTTTTACATTGCCAGCGGCTGATGGCACAAGCGGTCAAGCATTAACAACAAATGCGTCTGGCACATTGGCATTTGCCAATATTCCACTTGCTTCTGCTGTTTCGGGAAATTTGCCAGTTACAAACTTGAATTCAGGCACTTCTGCTAGTTCATCAACATTTTGGCGTGGTGATGGTACATGGGCAGCGGCTGGCGGTGGTAAGGTTTTGCAAGTTGTGCAAGGTACAAAAACAGGTGCTACTTATACGGTATTGAGTACCTATCTTTCAACTGGTGTGTTTGCAACCATTACCCCATCATCAAGTACAAGCAAAATTATGATGATTGCAACAAGCGGTCAATGCTATCAACAACCTGGCGGTTTAAGAATAAGGTTATATCGTGGAACAAGTGGAGAGGGAAGTGGTAGTTCTATTGTTTCAGATATTGGATATGGGGTTCTTAGTGGTGACGCTTTAGGCGCTACTGTAAATTGGCTTGATAGTCCCGCTTCTACTAGCGCATTAACATACACAATTATGCAAAAATCAGAAAATGGAAGCAGTTTGGTTGGTTTTGCTGGCGGTAGTTATTGTTCTATATTACTTTTGGAGATTGGCGCATGAACGCAAATTACGCTTTAGAGCTTATTGCTCTATATCCAACTGTCGTCAATATTGATGGCAATGATGCTTTTGACGCAAATGGAAATAAAATTGAATACGATGCCGCTTTAGTGCAAGCAAAGGTAGATGCAAAATCTTACATTGCTAAACGAGCCGCAGAATATCCTCCTATGGCTAACTATCTTGATGGGATTGTTAAGGGTGATCAAGCACAAGTGCAAGCATATATTGATGCGTGTTTGGCTGTAAAAGCTAAATATCCTAAACCCTAATCAGCATGAGATTTGTTTGGAAAATCTCCGAATTAAAAGGTGATGACAAAGCCATATTTCAGGCTAAGTATCACGTTTCATTGATTGAAAATGATCTGAGAATTGAGACAGAGGGATATTGGGACTTTGACCCTACAAAGGCGACAATTCCAACAGCCCAAGTAACCGAGGAAATGGTTGAGTATTGGATTGATCAAGGCACTACCCAAAACGGGGTAAGTAGCATAAAATCACGGCTAATAGAGCAACTTGAATCTGTCAAAAAACAACAAGAAATTGCTTTGCCTTGGAAGCCGCCCACATTTAAGTTAAGTTAAGGAATCACTATGGCTGTGCCTTATGACATTGTTAGCAGAGCGCTAAAAGACATTGGTGCATTGGAAAGTGGTGAAACCCCTACTCCAGACGCAGCGCTTGATGCGTTTGAAATGCTGAACGACATAATTGACCAATGGTCAAACGAAAACATGATGGTTTTCAATGTCACAGAAATTATTTGCCCTGTGATTGCGGGACAAACACAATACACAATTGGCCCTAACCCATCGACTCAAAACTTTATCGGTGCGTCTTTTACAGGCTCAATCTCAGGTACAACTTTGACCGTGACGGGGATTGCATCAGGCGCTATCGCACAAGGGCAAACCCTAAGTGGCACAGGAATCACAGCGGGAACAAAGATTACTCAATTTTTGACAGGCGCTGGTGGCAACATCAATGAAGTTGGTACATATCAACTGAACATATCACAGACCGTTGCATCCACTTCAATTACGGCTTACTACCAAAAGCCTTTGAATCTTGATTCTGCATTTGTTAGGGTAAACACTACGTCTAATGGACAACCAATTACAGGCGGTGGTTTAGATTACCCAATGTCAGTTTTGGCATTGCAAGATTACCAAATGATTGGTTTAAAGACGCTGAACGGCCCTTGGCCTAAAGCGGTTTACTTTAACCCAGGCTCTGATTCTGGAAACCTTTTCATTTGGCCTAGCCCATCCCAAGGTGAAATGCACTTGTTTGCAAACACTTTGTTTAGCCGTTACGACTCAATGTATGAAGACATAGCCCTGCCACAAGGCTATTCAATGGCGCTTAGATGGTGTTTGGCAGAGCGTTTGATGCCCATGTATGGCAAAGCCTCACCAACGCAAATAACAATGGTTCAGACCTTTGCAGGGCAAGCTAAAGCTACTTTAAAACGGACAAACATGAGTCCGCTGCAAGTTTCTCGCTATCCTGACGCCTTGTTGGTTAACAAGTCAAAAGACGCTGGGTGGATTCTTACTGGCGGCTTTATTTAAGGGGCTGATATGCCAGATTTTGGTTTTGTTGGCGCATCTTATGAAGCACCAAGTATCTATCAAGATGCCCAAGAGTGCATCAATTTTTTCCCCGAAGTTGACCCTGTAAAACAACAAGGTGAGCGTGGGGTTATTGCGCTTTATCCAACGCCAGGCTTAACGCTAAAATCCTTGCTTTCTAATCAACAGGAAGTGCGTGGCTTACACACCGTTTCGGGTGGCGAGCAAATGATTGCGGTTTGCGGCTCTTATGTTTATGTGCTTGCAGCCAATTTTGTTCCTCTTGTAATTGGTCAACTTAATTCCAATTCTGGAATAGTCCGAATTACTGACAACGGGGTAAATGTTTACATTGTGGACGGTGCTTATCGTTACACATGGTACATATCAAATCCATCGGCTTCTGTGTTTTACGGCTCAACAAGTGGCACAACATTAACAGTAACCAATGTTTCTAGTGGCACTCTTGCTATTGGACAATCCCTTTATGGCATTGGCGTGTTGGCTGAAACCGTTATTACTGCGCTTGGCACAGGAACTGGCGGCACAGGAACTTACACAATCAATAGAAGTCAAACAGTAGCGGCTGGATCAATGAATTCTGCCGCTGTTGGGGCGGTAGTTACTGCCACTATTTCTGGCACAATTATGACGGTTGCTAGTGTTGCGTCAGGCGTTTTACACGTTGGCATGACTATTCAAGGCGCTGGCGTTACTCTTGGCACAATTATCACGGCTTTGGGAACTGGCTCTGGCGGTATAGGAACTTACACGTTAAGCGTGGCAAGTACAATAGCCGTTGGCGTGACCATGTACGGTTTAAACTTTTCGGTTTTGCCCTCTACTGATGGTGCGTTTAGCGGTGCAAACACCGTGGACATTATTGACAACTACTTTGTCTATAACAACCCAACGACTCAGCAATGGGGCGCTAGTGACCTTTTATCGCCTATTTCACCCAATACTAGCTATTCTTTAAAAGATGGCGCGCCTGACGATTTGGTGGCTTTAATTGTTGACCATCGTGAAGTCTATTTGATGGGTGAAATTTCCTCAGAGGTGTGGACTGACGTTGGAACTGTGCCTTTCCCATTCCAAAGGATTCCTGGCACATCTACTCAACACGGTATTGCAGCGCCTTTTTCTTTGTCTCGACTTGGTAACTCATTTGCTTATGTCTCACGAAACAACCGTGGTCAATCACAAATTATGCAAATGCAGGGGTACATCCCACAAAGGATTTCCACTCATGCAGTCGAGAACACATTAGCCAATCAATATGTTGGCGATGCTATAGCGTGGACTTATCAGCTTGAAGGCCATGAAGTTTTTGTTGTTAGTTTCCCATCTTTGCAACTAACATGGGCTTTTGACGCAACCACTCAACTGTGGCACAAATGGCTTTACACAACAGATGAAAACATTTATCAGCGCCATCGTGGTAATTGCTGTGCTTTGTTCCAAGGATTAGTTATTGTTGGCGACTATGAAAATGGCAAATTGTATGAATTGGATAAAACCAATTACACAGATGACGGTCAAAATATCCGCAGATTGCGTAGAGCGCCCCATTTGGTAACTGAATTCCAAAGGCAATACTTTGATGAATTGCAGATTCAGTTTCAGCCAGGCGTGGGGACTACGGGTTTGTCTCGCCTTGCTCAAATAACAGATTCAAATGTTATTTATTTGGGGAACACATATACAATTACCCCTAGTGCGACTTTGACAATTGAGACTGAAAAAACCTATATTTTGGCGACTCAACAAGCGGTAAGTTATCAAACAACTGATAACCCACAAGCAATGTTGCGGTGGTCAAATGATGGCGGTTCAACTTGGTCAAATGAACATTGGACAAGCGTTGGTCAACTTGGCAAATATAAGAATCGTGCTATTTGGCGCAGATTGGGAACAGCCCGTGACAGAATTTTTGAAGTTTCGGTAACTGATCCCGTGAATTTTGTCATTATTTCGGCAAATCTTAAATTGCAAGGGGCAGAAAACTAATGGCTACGTCTGGACTTTCAAGCACACAGCAGATTAACCCCTATCCACAATCACCGTTTTTGGATGGGGCGACTAACCGCCCGTCAAGATCGTGGCAACAGTTTTTTCTTAATTTGTTGAACTTCAGTTCTGCCACAACAGCCACAACGGGCGCTGCAACGCTTCCCGCTAACCCTGTTGGGTTTATAAATGTCACCGTCAATGGTCAGGCTTATAAAGTGCCTTACTACAATGTTTGAGAGAGCCTAAATCATGGACAACACAATAAATTCATTGGTAACCAAAACTATTGGTTTGACTGATCAGCAAGTTATAAATAGTTTGCGGTCTAACCCAAACATGAATGATTCTCAAATTGTTCAGTTCATGGCAAATAATGGGGTTTCACCTGAACAAATGTCGGGTATCTCTAAAATTCCTGTTGGGCAACTTGTTAACAGAATTGCGGCTACAGTAGCGCCTGGTCAAACTGTAACCGTTGGTGACACAATTGTTCAACCGCAATACCAAACAACTGGTTCAGGACAAGATCAACAAATTGGTGGTCTTCAAAATGTTATTACCTATAAAGCTGGTGAAAACAAAGTTGGTGGTGGTTACAACCAATATTCACCTGATGGCAAATTAGAGCGCACAGGCACACAACAAAAAGTTGATACATCTTTGGGTGGTGCAATTAAGCAAATGGCGCAAAACCCTGGTTTCCAAATTGCGGCACTTGCTTATGGTGGAAATGCTTTGGGTAATGCACTAGGTGGCACAGGCGCTGGTTCTGCTTTTGAAGCCATGAACGCTGGCGCTGGCGCTTTTGAGGGCGGTACGGCTCTTAATTCTTTGGCGGCTATGACCCCTGCTGAATTGGCTACATTTGAAGCCCAAAACGCTGGCGCAACTGCTATGACAGATTTGGGCGCTTCTGAACTTGCAAATGCTGGTGCTAGTGCAAATGTTGTTGGTGGCACAACAGTTCCCACTACTGTTACCCCACTAACAACAACGCCAAGCACACTACTTACCCCTACAACGGGTTTGCTTGCAAATGCCGCTGGTACATTGCTTAGTAATGTTGCAAATCAATCTGGCATTGACAACGCAAGAGATGCAATTACACAAGGCGGTGCTACGGCAAACACAGCGTTAAACACCGCATATACAAATGCTCAAAATTTAAACACAGCGGGACGCACAGATTTAGCTAACAATTATGCAAATTTAAACACTAATTTAAATAACACGTTAGCGGGTCAAAGAGGAATTTACGACACAACAGGCACAACTTTAGCCAACAACTATCAAAATTTAAATACAAATTTAAATAACACAATTGCGGCTCAAGTTGGCAAATATGACACAGCTAATCAAAACATAAATCAAAATGCTCAAACGCAACTAGGTTTGTTAGGTAGCACTTATGCAGGGCAACAAGCCCAAGCTGCGGCAAATGCGGCTGGTTTAAATGCTAATTACAACAATACCATGTCTAACATGGGTAATGTGTATAACCAACAAGTTGGATTCCAACAACCTTATCAAGCTGTTGGACAAGCTGGTTCTCAAGGATTGATTAACAATCAAGATTATTTTCAGCACCAATTTAATGCTAATGATTTAAATGCACAACTTGCACCTAACTACGCATTTCAATTGCAACAAGGTCAAATGGCTAACCAACGTGCCGCTAATATGGGTGGTGGTAGTTTAGGCGGTAATGCCATGAAAGGTTTGCAAGACTACACGCAAAACTATGCCTCTGGTGCATATCAAAATGCGTTTAATAACTACAACACGCAACGTCAAAACATTTACAGCACATTGGCTGGAATGGCTAACATTGGAACAACGTCTGCGGGTCAATTGGCTGGTCTTGGTAACACTTACGGTTCTAACATGGGTTCATTGTCATCTAACCTTGGTAGCAATTTAACATCCAACACAGGCAATTTGATAAATGCTGGTACTGCTTACGGTTCTAATACTGCGGGTGTGACAAACAATTTAAACAATGTGTTGTCATCTAACTTAAATACATTGCAAGGTGCATATAACCAGTATGGCAGTAACTTAACAAGTGGCTCTAATGCTTACGCTGGAAATGTGCTAAACAATGCCAACACAATGCAAGGTGCTTACAACAATTATGGTAACAACTTAACAAGTGGTGCAACCAATTACGAAAACAATTTAACTGCCAACACAAATACTGGCGTAAATGCCGCAAATGTGTATGGATTGAATTCAGCTAACCTTGCAACTGGTCTTGCATCAGCTTTGGCAAGCAATTCAACAGCAACAGGCGCAAATAACGCAACGGCTTTAAGCAACCTTGGCAACACAGCTTTGCTTGGTTCTATGATCAAAGCGACATAAGGATAAATCATGGCTGACTTTTCAATGAACGTAAATTACGCCAAACCCCAGACCACAAGTTTAGGGGACATGGTAAACATGGCTTCTGGAATCCAGAACTATCAGCAAGCGCAACAACTTAATCCTTTGGCTTTGGAAAAAGCACAGATTGAAAATCAAGTTTTGCGTCAGAAAAATGATGAGCGTTTGAAACTGCAAGAGTTCACAAGTAATCCTGAAAATTGGCAGACTAACGGTCGCATTGACATGGACAAGATCAACGCAGTCATTCCTAAAATTGCCCCGTTAACAGGCTCTGAAGTAATCAATTCATTAAGTGGATTAGGTAAAAGTCAGACTGATGCAACAAAAGCTAAAAATGCAATGACACAAGATATGCGTCAAGTTGTAGCGGGTCGTTTGGGAATTTTGGGACGCATGAATATTGATGATCCACAAATGATTGTGGGTGAATTAGATCGTCTTAAAAAGGAAAATCCTGATAGCCGTGAAATGCACGATTTAATTGAGGCTTACAAATATCCACTTAGCAAAGCGCAAAAAGGCCCAAATATTACACAAGATTTGATTGCACAAGAGCAATCTTTGTTGTCGCCCGCACAAAAAGAAACCGCATTAACACCAAGCATTAGCACAACAGCGCAAGGTCAAACAATACTTACAAGGCCAAGCGTGGCGGGTTCTGCGCCTACAGCTACTGTTGGTGTTGCCCAAGGTTTACAAAACACCCCACAACAAGGTGGCGGTGTTCCTGGTCAAAAGCCTGTAGTTGGCGGTATGCCTTTGCCTTACCCTATCAGAAGCGCATCACAGCCCTATGCGCCAGAGCCAACAGAAGCGGCAGATCAAACTGTTGGTCAAGCATATAGATCACGTTTGGTTGAGGCTCAAGGCGGTTTAACTCAAGGTCGTAGAAACACCGAGGAAGTTATCCAACAAGCCAACAAAATTGGAAGTGATCTTTATTTTTCTAAAGGCGGCATACCTGGTCAAGTTGAGCAAAAAATCCGCATGGCAATTGGCAGCGAACAATATGATATGTTGGCAAAAGACTTGGCTAACATGGCGCTTTCCAACACCAAAGCTATGGGCGGTTTAGGCAATACCGTGGCTGGTCTTGATATGCAAGCGGTTGCAAATGGCACAATTAAAGTGCCGCCAGAGGTGTTGACAAAGATTGCCCGTAGAGTGCAAGCCGATCAAACTAATATTGATATGCAAGCCAATGGCGCACAAAAGTTTGGTCAACAATTTGGCGACAACAATATGAAGGCTTATCAGCAATTGTGGAATGCCAACGCTGATAGCAAGATTTTTGAAGTTATGAACATTTACAAGGACATAACTGATCCAACTCAACGTAAATTTGAGATTGAAAAATTGTTAGGGAATGACCCCAAAAAACGTCAAGAGTTTTACAATAAGTATCAGAACATTAAGAAATTGTCTGAAACTGGAGGTTTGTGATGGATGAACTTGGCGCACTTATTTTAGGAACAAGACCAGAAGCCAAATCGTCTGTAATTTCTGACCAGCTATTAGATAGTCTAAAGCGTGTTGAGAGTGGAAAAGACCCTTACGCAATTAACAAAGAAACTAAGGCTATGGGCGCTTATCAGTTCATGCCTGATACTGTTCAAATGTTGCACAAACAAGGAATTAAATTTAATCCTTTTGATGAGCAAGAAGCCCGTGGTGCGGCTAAACAATATCTTGAACAATTGGTGCAACGCAATAATGGTGATGTAAACAAAGCGTTGGCTCAATATGGTGGTTTTGTGACTAAAGACCCATTTAAGTATGTACAAAACGTCACCCAAGGCGCACAGCAACCGCAACAAACGCAACAAACGCAACAGCAAGCCCCTCAAGATGAGCTAGGCGCAATGATTCTTGGCAAGCAAACGCAGCCAGGCCAACAAAACCAACCCATGCAAGAAAGCAATGCTGGCGGTGGTCGTGGCTCTTATGCGGGCTTTAATCCGCAAGCTAAAGCTATTGCTGAAGGTCAATCAACCCGTGGGCCAAGACAGCCAGAAGGAACAACACTAGGTCGCATGGCTGGTAATTTCTTAGGTCAAGTGCAAGAAGGCAAACGTGCCTTGGGTGAAATTATTACTGCCCCTATTGCTGGCGCTGTAACAAGTGTTCTTGGCCCTGCAACTGGTATTGTTGCAACAATGCGATCAGGTCAATATGGAACGCCTGAAGGCATCCGAATTGGTCAAGAGCAATCACAAAACTTACAACAACAATTGTCACCTGAAATTAGAACACCACAAGCACAGGCGGTTTTAGGTAAATTACAACAAGCGTTTGAGGCTTCTAAAGTGCCGCCTGTTGCCATGCCTGAATTAGCGGGTTTTGCACCAATAGTTGCGCCAGCTTCACAACAAGCACAACAAATGGCGGGACAGGCTTACCAATCTGGCAAACAATTTACTTCCAATATTGGCAAACAATTAGGCGTTGGTGAATTGGAATTGCAAAGACAATTTGAGGCTAGAGGTGGTCAGCCACAAGTTCAACCACAAATTCAACCACAAGCGCAAGCTGGTAGCGTTGGCGCAGCTAAAGTTAATAACAATCCTTATGCTGGCGCAATTACTGGTGAAGAACCATCAAAAAATATATATCCACAAATTAAGCTGTCAAAGATTGCTGAAGATGTGCCAGCTACTGAGCAAGCAACTAGAGCGCAAATTGCTAATGAAATTATGGGTGACACGGGTCAAGTGCGCCCAGGCGTGATTACAGGCAACGAAAACACGTTGCGTAATGAACACGCAAAAGCAAAAATGGCTAATCCAACACCCGAAGGCGAGTTATACAAAAAACAAATTGTTAATGAACAAAATGCTTTGTCTAATTTTGCCCAAGACCGTATTAAAAACACGGGGGCTAGTCCATCGTTGGTTTCTCCATATGAACGTGGTCAACGCTTAAATGATACATATGCTGGCGAAGAAGGTATATTGGGATTTTTAAAAAGCGAAAAAAGCAATTTCTTTGATGAAGTAAAGAATAAAGTAGGCGATAACCCTATTCAAACAAACAACGTGGAAAATTTGTTTGCTGACAAACAATTTAAAGCTGGTCTTGGTTTAAAGAACAATGAAGGCGTTGCTAGGTCTGCTGAAGAGCTTATTAACTTAGCCAAAACTGTTGGCTTTAAAGATGACATGGGCAATGTTTATGCGCCTAATAGTGTTAATGGATGGATTGCCGTTCAAAAATCTTTAAACAACAATTGGACAAGAGAAAACGCTGGCATTATTCGACAGATCAATCAAGCAATTGAAAAAGACATTGGTTCTGCTGGTGGTCTTGAATTGCTCAAAAAAGCTGACAGTTTGCATCAAGCAGAAAAAGTATTGTTTGGTTCTAAAGGCATTAAAGAAATATTTGGTGACATTGATCCTAATGGCGTTCAAACCGCAACAGCATTTGAGGCAATCCCACAAAAGCTAAACAGTATGCCTTTAGATCAATGGAAGCATATTTACGAAACTGCTGAAAAGGTTGCTAGTGGCACAATTACTGGCCCTATTGATAAAGCTACTGGTTTACCAAAATGGACACTTCAAGTTCCTGAAGAATTAAAAATTTCAGCGCAATCAGCCATGGCAGAAATGCGTGGCAATCTTGCCCGTGAGGTTTTTGAAGCTGGTTCTTCTAAAATGGGTGAATGGAATTACAAAAATGTAAACACCATTTTGAACGCAAGGGCTGACAAAATTAAAACAGCGTTTAGTCCCGAAGAACAAAAAGCCTTTCATACGTTAAATGTAGGCGGTCATTTAATGCCTGGCACTCATGTTTATGAAGGTGGTGGGCAGCAATTGCGTAGGGTTGGAATGATTGAGGGAAACCTTGGTAAACTTGGAACAACTGCTGGTGCAGCCGCTGGAACGGCAATCTTTGGGCCAGGCGTTGGGACTGCTGTTGGCGGCTATCTTGGCGGTAAAGCTGGTGTAGCTGGATCAGAAAAACTTGCCAACAAAGCATTGACTAAAGACGCCTTGAAATCTCAAAAAGAAATGCAAAAGGCATCTCAACTTGGCACTAAACTTTCAGACTTAGGAAAATAACATGGCAGTCAATCTTGCACCAATCGGTAACGGTTTTCAATTCTTTACCAACACAGGCTTACCACTTAACGGTGGGTATATCTATACCTACCAAGCGGGTTCAAGCACTCCCCTAGCCACTTACACGACTTCTGCTGGCACGATTGCCAACACCAATCCTATTCAATTGGGAACAAGCGGTCGCCCCCCACAAGAGATTTGGTTAACTTCTGGTTACTCATACAAATTTGTTTTAACTGATTCTGCTAACGTACAGATTGCCACTTACGACAACCTTTATGGCATTTTGGGAACAGCGGCAAGCACAAACCCAATCCCTGCTGGCGGCATCATCATGTGGTCAGGTTCTATTGGCGCTATTCCTACGGGTTATTACTTATGCAATGGTTCTAACGGTACACCAGACTTGAGAGACAAGTTTGTAGTGGGCGCTGGTAGCACCTATGCTGTGGGCAATACAGGCGGCTTTACTGCTGCCGCCACAAGTGCGGGTGGTACTTACTTGCCGTTGTACTATTCTTTAGCATTTATCCAAAAGGCTTAAAAATGGCTGATATTGATTTGGTGCAATACGGAGTGCTTCAACAAAAAGTTGATTCAATGGAGGCCAAGATTGACAAGATGGAGGCGCAACTTGATACCCTTATTGAATTGGCAAACAAAGGTCGTGGAGGCTTTTGGATGGGCATGGTTTTTGTGTCTGCTTTATCTACAGTTTTGGGATACCTTAGCCATCAATGGTCAAAGTGAATGAATGAGATGGCTCATTGCTCTTGTTCTGACCCTCTCGATTCAATCTACTAGCAAAGATTTATGTAGTGTTCGTGAGTTTTACTCTATTGCATGGGGTATTCACGATCCAACTGAGAGACACAAACAGATGGCTGAGTGGCTTACAAAACATCAACAATTGTGCAAAAGTACCGACTTTATTGTAATTTGGAACAATATGAGTGAATGGGCGGGAAACTCTGACAGTCACCAGTTAAGAGCATTGGTAATTAGCGGATACAAAACAGCACTTGAGCGTGAAAAGAAATGATCGACACAATCAAATTATTTCCAACCGTTCAGCCGTCTGGTTATCCCGACAAGCATGACCTTGCCCAAGCAAAGCTAGAAAAACAACATGAGGCCAATAGAGTTGTTGAGTTGGCAAAGCAAAAGCAAGTTCAATTACAAGACATAGGGTTTGAAATTTACTGTAAAAAAGTAGTGCAAGAGAGACTCCGCATGGAGATATTCCAAAACCGTAAATTGGATATTTATGTATGAAACAAGATCAAGATGTTGTTAGTAAGCTGACGTACTCTGTTACTTTGATGGTAGCTTCTACTCTTTGCCTGTCAGTATTGGGTATGGTTGCAGCTTTTCTTTTGGGTTTGTGGGCTAAAGAAGTTGATAACGCTGAAATCTTTTCTATGTTGCACCCTGCTTTTCAAACCATTATTGGTGGTTTTATTGGCCTCTTGGCGGGTGTTAAATTAGGTCAAGGTGATTCGCACCATAAATGTAGACATTGTGAGGACTAATCATGTTTGAAATGTTATCGGGCGGTTTGTTAGGTTCTATCTTTGGCGGCATCTTTAGGATGGCCCCTGAAGT